ATCGCCGAGCTGGAGCAGCGCGGTGCGCAGACCGGTCTGGTGCTTGAGCTCGATGAGCTGAGTAGCGCCGAGAAGATCCAGCCGAACCAGACCCCCACTGGGTTGGATCGCATCAGCTACAAGGCCGAAGAACACATCAAGACTATTTCGGGCGTGTCCGACTACATGCAGGGCTTCGCCCGCGAGGACGTGGCCGCCAAGAGTGTGCTGACGAACAAGCAGTCGGGTCAGGCCAATCTGGCCAAGGTCATGGACAACATGAACCGGACCGACTTCATCCTCGCCCGGAATGTTCTGGACCTCGTGCAGGAGTTTTACACCGAACAGCGCCTGCTCTACATCACGACCGACCGGCTGACCAACACCACCGAGCAGCTGGTGGTGAACCAGCCGACGCCTGAAGGTACGATCATCAACGACCTGACCCTCGGCGAGTATGCCGTGGTCGTCACCAACCAGCCCGAGCGCGATACGTTCGAGGAGACCCAGTTCGATCAGGCGCTGCGCCTGCGGATGGAGGCCGGGGTCCAGATTCCGGACAAGTACCTCATCCAGTCGAGCCGTCTCAAGGATAAGGCCGAGATCATCAAGGAGCTGGAGGGCGACCAGAACAGCCCCGAGGCGCAGGCGGCGGCCCAGCTCCAGCAGCGTGCTCGCGAGGCCGAGGTCGTCAAACTCGAGGCCGAGGCGATGCAGAAGCAGGCCGACGCCCAGCTCAAGCAGGCCAAGTCCCAGAAGGAGCTGGCGGCTATCGGGCAGGACTCCGGGCAGGACGAGCTGGTCATGGAGCAGTACAAGCTGGAGGCCGAGATGGCCATGGAGAAGCAGAAGATGGATCTGGAGTTCGCGCTCAAGAAGGAGCAGATGGAGCGCGAATTCGCCCTCAAGCGCGAGCAGATGGCAGCCGAGCTGCAGCTGAAGCGCGAACAGGCACTGGCCGACGCTGCCCTCAAGCAGCAGCAGGCCCGTGAGCAGGCGATGGCGCAGCGCGTCGCAGCCGTCGAGCAGGCGAAGAATCAGCAGCCGGCATCGAAGAACCCCACCACCAACTGAGGATACTACCGATGGCATACACCGACTACAGCGCCGTGAAGGCGCGCAACACCACCGATCTGGCCGCCTTCGTCACCGCCGCCATCGCCGATGGCTGGCAGCCGCTGGGCACTCCGACCTTCACCGCCGACGGCGCGCTGGTGCAGGCGCTGGTCAAGGGCACCCCGAGTGGGGGTGGCAGCGGCGAGGTCACGTCGGCGGACATCACCGACGCCACGTCCGTCGGCCGCAGCGTCCTGACCGCCGCTGACGCGGCCGCCGCGCGCACCGCCATCGGTGCCGGCACGTCGAACCTCACCATCGGCACCACGGCCTCCACGGCCAAGGCCGGCAACTACACCCCGCCGGACGCGACCACCAGCACCCGTGGCCTCGTTCTGATGGGCGCGGCCGTTGCCGACGCCACCGACGGGTCCGACGTGGTCGACCAGTTCAACGCGCTGCTGGCGTCCCTGCGCGCTGCTGGCATGCTTGAAGCCGCCTGATTCCTACATACCTACCCACAGGAGCATCCGTATGGCTGGTGAACACGAAGACCTCGACAAGCTGGACCGTGGCGACGAGGTGAAGTCGCCCCTCGACAGCGCCGGCAAGGCCGCCGGCGCTGTCGGCAGCGGTTCCCCGGAAGACACTGGCAAAACTGGCAAGGACGACGTTCCCGAGAGCGACAAGCTCGGCGGGGGTGAAGACGAGACTCCCGAAGAGAAGGCCGAGCGCGAGAAGCAGGAGGCCGAAGAGGCCAAGAAGCGCAACATCCGCATCCCGAAGTCCCGGTTCGACGAGGTTCAGGCCAAGGCCCGTGCCCGCGAACAGGCGCTGCTCGAAGAGATCGAGAGGCTGAAGAGCGGCCAGCAGGCATCGGCCACTCAGAAGGCGGTCTCGGACATGAGGTCCAAGATCGAAGAGCTGCAGGACAAGTACGAGGACCTGATCCTCGACGGCAAGAAGGACGAGGCGCGCAAGGTCCGCAAGCAGGTCGACGCTCTGCGCGAGGAGCTGGTCGAGTATCAGACCTCCGTGAAGTCGGACGCTGCCCGGAAGGCCGCCGTCGAAGAGCTGTCGTACAACGCCCAGCTGGCCGGCTTCGAGGCGAAGTACCCGGTGCTCAACCCCGAGCACGAGGACTTCGACGAGGACCTGACCAATGAGGTAGCGATGCTGCTCAACGCCTTCGTGAAGTCCGGCACCAAGCGCGCAGAGGCTCTGGCCAAGGCCGTGAAGTACGTGCTGGGTCCCCCGCCCGAGCAGAAGGTGTCCGACGCCGCCAAGGCGCTGGCCGAGGAGCGCGCCAAGAAGGCTCGCGAGAAGGCCGCCGAGGCGGACAAAAAGCAGCCGCCGAGCAGCGCCAAGTTCGGTCTGGACTCGGACAAGGCCGGTAAGGGCGGCGAGCTGGGCATCGACGTGATGCGCATGTCGCAGGAGAAGTTCGCCAAGCTGGACGAGGAGACCAAGGCGAAGTTGCGGGGCGACGAGCTCTGATATAATATCGGTCCGGGAGGCAATCCCGCCTCCCGGACCGATAACCGATAGGAGCTCCACATGCACGCCGACCCGATCCAGAACGAAATCGAGGCCAAGGGTCTCAACGCGCCGCGCGTCACGCCGGCCGACATTGAGGCGGAGATTGCCTCCGAGCACTACTTCACCGCACTCGAAGGCGCAGTCGGTGCCTACCACTCCCACAGCGGCGTCCATCAGGGCACTCCGCCCAACGACCTCAACGCCGCCGCGCTCCCGCTCCTGACCTTCTGCGTGCTGGTCCTGCGCAACGGTTTCACCGTCACCGGTGAGAGCGCATGTGCCAGCCCGGAGAACTTCGACGAGGAGATCGGCCGGAAGGTCGCCCGTCAGAATGCGGTCAACAAGATCTGGCCGCTGCTGGGTTTTCGTCTGCGCGACGCCATCCACGAAGGGCGGGTCACCGTCAAGGAGTCCTGATCATGTTCAAGGACCAAGTTGCCCGGGTCGCTCACGAGGTCATCCGGGCCTACTGCGAGGCGCAGGGCGATTTCTCTTACCCGGCATGGGAGGACGCGCCCAGCTGGCAAATCGAAAGCGCCATGGCCGGCGTGAACCTCCACTGGGATGCTGATGTCAGCCCAGAGGCCAGCCACGAGGCGTGGATGGCCCACAAACTGGCCGATGGATGGAAGTACGGCCCGGTCAAGGACCCAGAGAACAAGCTGCATCCGTGCTTGGTACCGTTCGACCAGCTTCCGAAGGAGCAGCAGGTGAAGGACTTCCTGTTCCGCGCCGTGGTCCACGCGCTGCGCCCGCCGAAACCCAGCCCTCAGCGCGTGGTTGCCGAGGGCTTCGACGCCCACAAGGGTATGGGAGGTCGTTGATATGACGCCAATCGAATTCGTGTTGTGGTTGAACGGGGCTGCCGAGCTCGTCGGCGATCAGCCCCCAACGCCCGAGCAGTGGGCGACCATGCGGGAGAAGTTGGGCGAGGCGGTGGGCGGGCTTGTTGCCTCTCGCCTCCTCGAACGTGCGGAGGAGACGCTCCGTGACGAGGAGCGCCGGAAGAAGGAAGGGGTCGCGAATGCCGCGGCCATAAAGCAGGCGCTCTCTGACTATCAGGCTCATGTCGACTCCTACCGCCACCGTATCGAGATGGAGGCTGCGAAGTTGCTCGGTTCGGTCCCCACCGTGCCAGCTTTCGAGGCTCCGGAGATGCCCAAGTTCGAGGCTCCGAAGATGCCCAAGTTCGAGGCTCCGAAGGTGCCCAAGTTGCGCAGTCCCGGATTTCTCAACCTCATCCTCGGAAAGACCACCACATGATGGACTCCAACCAACTCCTCCACTACCTGCGCGGCTTCTTTGAACTGGTCGACGAACCCACCCCGGCCCAGATCCGGGCGATCCGCAACGAGGTGCTGCACGCGCGGCCGGTCGCCGCCGAGATCATCCCGGTCGAGGTGGTGGATCCGATCAAGCGCGTCACCGCCCGCCGTCCGATGCACGGCGACTGCACCGGGTGTGGCGGCGGTGCAACGCCTCCGCCGTACATTGACCGGGAGAAGATCCCGTCCTGAGCAACCAAGGGCCCTTCGGGGCCCTTTCAGTTGACACGTCCAGAATTCAGATCTACCATCCGAGCCATCGGGTGTACGTCACGACAGCACGTACGGAGTTTCGACCTCCTAAAAAGTCGCATCTGCGCTGGCCCCGAGCGAGAACCCGGGAGCAACGATCCGACTTTCCATACTCTTGCCTTTGCCTTTAGGAGGCCGCCCCCATGGCACTTACCAATTTCGCCCTGCTCACCGACGAGCAGAAGACCGTCTGGTCGATGGACCTGTGGAGGCAAGCGCGCAACTACGCGTTCGTCAACAAGTTCCTCGGCAAGGACTCCAACTCCATGATTCAGCACGTGACTGAGCTGAAGAAGTCGGAGAAGGGCGCTCGCGCCGTCATCACCCTGCTGGCTGATCTGGAAGGCGACGGCGTCGCCGGTGATCGCACCCTCGAGGGTAACGAGGAGGCGATGAAGTCGTACGATCAGGTGATCCGTATCGACCAGATCCGCCACGCCAACCGCCACGAAGGCCGCATGGCCGATCAGAAGTCCGTGGTCGAGTTCCGCAACAACAGTCGCGACGTCCTCGCGTACTGGCTGGCGGACCGCATCGACCAGCTGGCCTTCCTGACCCTGTCGGGCGTCAGCTATGCGATGCGCAACAACGGTACCCCCCGTATCGGTTCGGATCTGCCGTTCCTCGAGTTCGCTGCGGACGTCTCGGCTCCGACCGGCCAGCGCCGGCTGCGTTGGGACGGCTCGGCCAAGAAGCTGGAGCAGAACGGCTCAACCTCCAGTCTGGTTTCGGGTGACACCCCCACGTGGGAGCTGTTCGTCCAGCTGAAGGCGTACGCCAAGGATCAGTACCTGCGCGGTATCAAGGGTCCGGGCGGCGAGGAGCAGTTCCATGCGTTCCTGACCCCGCAGGCGATGGCCCGTCTGAAGCTCGACCCGACCTACATGCAGAACGTGCGCAGCGCGCGTCAGCGCTCGGCTGACAACCCGCTGTTCACTGGCAGCTCGGTCGAGATCGACGGCATTGTGTTCCACGAGTTCCGCCACGTGTACAACACGAGCGGTGCGACCCCGGGCAACAAGTGGGGTGCTGTCGGAGATGTCGACGGCTGCCAGATTCTGTTCTGCGGTGCGCAGGCGCTGGCGATGGCCGATATCGGTAATCCGGAGTGGGTTGAGAAGGGCTTCGACTACGAGAATCAGCAGGGCATCTCGGTGTCCAAGATCCTCGGCTTCCTGAAGCCGAAGTTCAACAGCATCTATTCGGGCAACACCGTGCAGGACTTCGGTGTGATCTCCGTCTACGCTGCCCAGTGATCCTCGACTTCGTATAGGAGAACCACCATGTCCAAGCTCATCGCTTCTCGCGGCGCGCAGTACCCGCTCGTCGCTGAGTTCACCTTCAACTTCGACGACACCATGGTCGATATCAATGGTGCGCTGAAGGACTTCAAGACCGTGGGTACCACGGTTGTGGACGCGATCAACCTCCCCACCGGTGCCGTCGTCATTGGCGGTGAGGTTGTGACCGAAAAGGCCGTGACCGGTTCGACCGCGTACAACGTGTCGGTCGGTGACTCCGGCAACGCGACCCGTTACCTGAGTGCCACCGACCGCGTGGCTGCCGGGCGTACGGCGCTGGTTCCGACCGGCTACGTGGGCAACGGCGAACAGATCCGCGTCACGGTCGCTCCGACCGTCGCGGACGCCACCGCCGGCAAGGTCACGGTCCGCGTGCAGTACATCGTGCGCAACCGCGTCAACGAGACCCAGACCCACTAATCAGAGCCTGAGAGGGGGCCTCCGGGCCCCCTTTTCTCGTAGCGCCTACGATCTCTGGAGACTGCGTTATGAAAGTGCTACCCAAGCTCACGCTGAACCGTGACTACGTGCTGACCACCACCAAGGGCCACTCCATCGCCTTCAAGAAGGGCGAGCCCACCCACGTCCCTGCCTCCTGCTATCAGGACGCCATCGCGATCGGCGCTCAGCCGGCTGACGGCTCCGATCCGAACGTGCTTGAAGACAGGAAGGCCGACAACAAGGCCCCGTCCGATCCCGCCGAGCGCTCCCCGCTGATCCTCGCTGCCATCGAGAAGATCGTCGCCGGCAACGAGCGCAAGGACTTCACCGCTGCGGGTTCTCCGACTGTCAAGGCTGTCGAACGCGAGCTCGGCTTTGACGTCGACTCTCGTGAGATCGCCGCCGTCTGGCAGGAGTACCACGAGAAGAAGGCTGCCCAGTAATGGATAGCACCGCTCTGCGCGACCTCTTCCGGTCGGAGGTTCGAGACGAAGCGACGCCGTACCTCTGGTCCGACGTCGAGGTCTACTCGTACATCGACGACGCGCAGAAGATGTTCTGCCGTCTGCAGGGCGGTATCGCGGATGCGTCGTCGGCCATCACCCACCTTGATGTGAAGGCCGGCGACGTGTTCGTCCCCGTCAGCCCACTGATCCTCAAGATCCGCGAGGCGCGACGCTCGGCTGATGGCTACGATCTTGATATCCTGAATTTCGAGAACATGCAGTCCCATCGACCGGTCGACGACTACGGGTATCGCTCGGGGTACCGCATTGACAACACTGTCGGCGTCGTCAAGGCGATCGTGGTTGGTATGGAGGCCAACAGAATTCGGCTGGTTCACATCCCGCAGGAAGACCAGTCGATCGACCTGATCGTGTACCGGATGCCTCTGGTGCCGATCACTGCTGCCGGGGGACAGCAGTTGGAGATCGACGAACACCACCACCGCCACCTCCTGCACTGGATGAAGCACCTCGCCCACCAGAAGCAGGATGCGGAGACCTATGATCGCGGCCGCTCCGACATGTTCCGGGCCGAGTTCCTTGCGTATTGCGATCAGGCCAAGGCCGAGCGTGAGAAGCGGGAGCACAAATACCGGACGGTCGTATATGGCGGCTATTGATGGATGGGGGGACCGCCAAGTGCTTCGTGACGCCATCTCGCAGCTGGACCTGACTCAGATTCTGCTCTTCGTCATCACGACGGTGGGCAGCGCTCTGCTCGTCTGGTACCGCAAGCGCCTTGCCGAGTGGAGGGCGTTCTGGCGCGGTGTGTTCGATGGGTTGCGCAGCATCCCCGAATTGAAGGCTGACGTGAAGGGTATTCGCTACTACGTTGCGCCCAACGGCGGGGGTTCGCTGATGGATTCCGTCAAGCGCACCGAAGCAGCGGTCAGTGCGCTCACCGAGCAGGTCGACCTCATGACTCAGACCATGTGGGCGGAGAACGACTCGGATGACGAGATCGGACGCTTCCACTGCAACGCCGTCGGCGAGAACACCTACGTCAACCAGCTCTACACGCGCTGGCTCGGTGTCGGCAAGTTGGAGTTGATGGGCTGGAACTACCTCAACTTCGTCCACCCGGATGACGTCGATAGGGTCCGCCGGCACTGGGAGACCTGCCGCTCCGAGCACCGCCAATTTCGCAGTCGCCACCACATGGTCGCTGCCGATGGTGAAGCTTTCGAGGTGGAAGTGGTCGCCACCCCCATCCCCGAGTCCGCACCGATCAAGCGCTGGATCGGCTCCATCCGGAGGCTCGACAATGACCGCCGCCAGTCCGACCCCTCCAAGCCGTAAGGGCACGTCCTCGAAGAAGTTCGGCCCCGGGCTGCTGCTCGGGACCGCCGCTGTCGCCGCCTTCATCGGTATCTGGGAGGGTGGCAAGGACAGCGACGGCTCCTCGGTGGCGTACGCCGACAAGCTGGCGGGCGGCATCCCGACCGTCTGCACCGGCCTGACCCGGCACGTCACCAATACCCCCATCGTGGTCGGCGAGCGCTGGTCGGCGGAGAAGTGCCAGCGCGAGGAGCAGGCTGCGCTCATGAAGCTCCAGCTGGAGCTGGAGAAGTGCTTCGAGCGCCTGCCGCCGCAGTCCGTCTTCGACGCGGCCACCAGCCACGCGTGGAACTTCGGCTACCCTAGCACCTGCGGCAGCGTCGCGATGCGCAACTGGAATGCCGGCAACTGGCGCGAAGGCTGTCGCGCGCTGGTGTACGCCCCGGGCACCACCCGCCCCGTCTGGGCCTACGTCAAGGACGGCAAGGGCGGCTACAAGTTCGTGCAGGGACTCTTCAACCGGCGCTCGGCCGAGTACGCCTTCTGCATGGAGGACGTGAAGTGAACCCGATCACCACCCTCTCCTGTGTCCTCGTCGCCCTCCTGATTGGGGCCTTCGGCGGCTACCGTCACGGCGTCTCGACCGAGCGCGCCCGTGGTGAAGCGGCCATGGCCGAACACCTCGCCGCTGACCGGAAGGCCGAGTCCGACCACAAGGACAAGGTCCGGCAGCTCGAACAAGCCCTCGCGACGGCGCAGGCCGGCGTGTCCGAGGCCTACGAGAAGGGGAAGAAAGATGCTGAAGCCACTGGTGCCGCTGTCATTGCTGATCTGCGCGCTGGCAACCTCCGGTTGCAGCAGCGTTGGACCGGCTGTGAAACCCAGCGACTGTCCGACGCTGCCGCCCTTGCCGGCGAACTTGATGCAGCCGCCCGAGACCGAGAAGAAAGTGCGGGACGAATTGTTCGTGCCGCAGCCCAATGTGACGCCCAAGTCCGGGGGCTCCAAGAGCTCCTAATCCTTGAGCGTGAGCAGCTGAACAAGCGTTGAGACTCCAGCCGGCGGTGAGTCGCTTGTGCCGGGCGCGCTACCCGGAATAACACCGGCAGCCGGGGTGCGTTGCCTGCTCCACAACGTAGCCCCGGTACCCTATACTCACATTGTACTGCTTAGGAGATTGGATCATGGCAAACGCCCTCTTCGACAAGGCTCGCCAGCGGTTTCTGGAGGGCCAGTTCAACTGGAACACCGATACCATCAAGGCGGTCCTCGTTGACACCGGCACCTACACCCCGAACCTGTCGGCCCACGAGTACCTCGCCGACGTTGGCGCAGGCGCGCGCATCTCGACCTCCGGCGCGTTCACTGGCAAGTCCACCGCTGGTGGTGCCGCTGACGCCAACGACGTGACCTTCACCTCGGTCACCGGCGCGTCGATCGAGGCCATCATCATCTATAAGGACACCGGCGTCGATGCGACCAGCCCGCTGATCGCGTATATCGACACGGCGACTGGCCTGCCGATCACCCCGAACGGCGGCGATATCATCGTCACGTGGGACAACGGCCCGAACAAGATCTTCAAGCTGTGAGTCGGAGGGCGCATGGCTACTGAGGTGTGGACTTCTTCAGCTGGCCCGACGAGTTCGCCGCTCTCGTCTGCGGACTTTGCTGCCGTCATTCAAGAGCTGCACGACAAGCTCATTGCCAACGGGCTTGTCGCGACGGCGGATACCGGACAGCTGGATTTCGCAGCCCTTGCTGGCGGTACCCCCGCGTTGGCAAGTGGCGCGTGGCTGGGGTATCGGGTATATCAGCTTGACGATGGGCACACGCTACCGCTGTACCTGCGCATTCATTTCGGCGTTTCGTATGGCTACAACTCCGGTGATCGCGGTCAGTTCGCTTTCGGGTTGTCGTTCGGGTTCGGGACTACTGGGGACGGCTCCCTAGCGGGCGGGCAGTCGTCGGAGTTCACCGTCGGCGCGTCCCGCGGTCAATACTGCAATGCCACTCATCCGACAGCTCCACTCATTTCGATGGTCTCGATCTCTGAAGGCTTTGTCGGAGTTTCGTTTAAGCAGCGGTACTTCAGCCCGAGCGCTACCTACGGCCCCTCCGGCGCGGTTTCCGACGCACCGGCACTGCTGAGCTTCGCTTTGTGTCGTACAACCGACGACGGCGGTAATGTTACTTCCGACGGTGCCACACTGGTGTTGGCCCCCGGGGGCCCGATTCAATACAACTCTTTCGGTGGCCCGCTGCGCACCGTCCATGTCACTGCGGATGGTGTACAGTACTCGACCGATCGCGCGGCACTCGTGTTGGCCAGCGATACGATAAGTCTGATCGGCGGGTCGGTGCCGATCTACAACATTTTTGCTATGACCCCCGCCCCACGTCGTATTATGCAAGTCGCCGCCGTCCACCGGGCTGCTGCCTCTGCTGGCGATTTGGTCACAACGGCCTTGGTCGGGACGACCCCCCGCACTTATCGCGTCGTTCCTGAGGTGTGGCCCGCCGATGTGCTCGGCGGCGCAAGTACTAGATCATGCCTCGCGATGCTGTGGGAGTGAGGCATGGCCACCTATGCACTCTATGGGTGGCCGAGGTTCGTAACCCCGCCTCCGCTCGTACGCCCGGCTGACGCGTACTACCAGCCCCGCCCGCGCCGGGGTACTGGGATGCTGTCGAGCTCGTTCCCAAGCGCGCTGACGACAGTCGAAGGTACGCCGGTATCGGCGCAGGTTCTGGTCCGCTACCGCGCCGACACACCGGGTGACTATGCAGATGGCGTACTGGTGGCGCAAACGGTATCGAGCGCCTCGGGCGAGTGGGTTGTAGAGGGGCTGGACTCCGGACTGCGCTACGACGTATCCGCACGCTACGTAGGCGAAAACGACGCGCTACAGGCGGATGTGCGGCCGCTCGACGAGCCGCGATTCTCTGGCGCGGTGCAGGTACCTGTGGGTGTACCGCTGGATGTCGCACTCCCGATCATCGGCGGCAGAGGCAGCGTGACCGCCACGTACGTTTCTGGTACGTACCCAAGCGGTGTTTCGCTGGTGGGGAACAGGCTGCAGGGTGCTTGGCCTACGGGCGCGACGGGTAGTTACCCCATCACCTTCGACCTGACGGATGATGAGGGTACATACACCAGAGTTCTGAATATCGACTTGTACCTGTTGCCGATGACGCTTTCGGGTAGCGTCCCGGTGCTGGTTGTGGGCGACCCCGTGAACGTTACGTTCATGGCATCGGGCGGTGAGGGGCCGTACACCTATGCGGTGACCGCCGGCAGCCTGCCCCCCGGCCTGTCGCTCAACGGAAGCACGGGCGAGATTTCTGGCACGCCGACCACGCCGGGGGCGTATTCGTTCGACATCACGGTTACTGATGTGCGGAGTGCTACGGCGAGTAACACTTACAGCGGAGAAGTTAGTGTCTTCGGCGCGCACAAATATTGGCGTGTTTATGTGACAGCCGCTGCTGGCGGGTATGGGTCAATGGTAGAGCTGGAGTTTCTCGATGCTCTCGGCGTGCGGTGCGATCTGACGGACGGCACCCCGATTCAATCTAGCAACTATCCCGGCTATGAGGCGTATCGCGCGTTCGATGGCGTAACGAGTGGTGATTCGTGTTGGGCTGCGAATAACTCTTCGCCGCCGATGTGGCTCGGCTATCGGCATGCGGCAGCCGTTGTTGTTGATTCCGTTCGCATTACAGCCCGTACAGCCAACGTGACGCAGTCGCCCAACAGTTTCATCGTCCAGTCATCCGACGACGGCGTGTCTTGGACTGATGAGTGGAGTGTTTCGGGGGCGACGGGCTGGAGCGCAAACGAGCAGCGCACGTTCAATCGCCCATGAGCGCGTACACTCCACCGCCCGGTAACGCGGTCCCGCTGGATTTTGTTGGCGGGCCGTACACCCCGCCGGCCGGCAACGCGGTGCCGTTGGAGTTTCGCCGAGGTGCCCCGCCCGGCGAAAACCAATTTGTATTCCCTCTTGGGTGGGCGTCCTCCGACGTCGGTCCAGTCCTCGTAACAGGCACACTGGTCACGCCCGGCGGGTGGCTTTCGAGCCACGTATCTTCTCCCGCTGTAGCCAATACCGCGCGCGCGATAGCGGCCCCCGGCATTGCACCGCCGCCGCAGTCTGGGCCGAATAGTGCTCGCCAGATCCCCGATCCGTGGGTGTCGTTCTGGACGCGCACGATCCAGCTGACGTCGCCGAGTCGGGGCATCCCCCCACCGGTGTTCCCGAATACGCACGTCGTCGCGTTTGAAACCCAGTTCATCGACCTCGCCGGTCGTGGCCCCAATCCGTGGGTCACCGGCAACGCGCGCGTCGAGTTCGCAGTTCGGTATATCGAACCGCCGTTCATCGCGAGCAACATCTTCGGCGCGCACAACGTGGCCCGGATTCAGGTTGCTGCTCCTACTGGTTGGGAGAGCAGCTTCGTCTCCGAGAACCACGAGTTCGACATCAACCTGCAGCGGATCTTCCACCACAGCGGTGAGGCGGATCCGACCGGGTATGGCGCAACGCACATCCGCAACCAGTTCGAGGTGCTGCGTCCGACCGGCTGGCTGAGCCAGAACATCAACTTCCCGGTCGTCTACAACCTCGACCAGTACCTGTTCGTGCAGCCATATATGGGCACGAACAGCGACCCGACGCAGTGGCCGCCGTACAGCCCGCTCGTCGAGAACAAAGATCGGTACCTTGCGCCAAGCGGCTGGGTGTCGTCGCGCTTCAGTGTGATCGGCAACATCGTCGAGAACACGGCAGCCCCGCTGCTGCCCCCGGGCCTCGATGCCACGTTCTGGGGCCCTGAGACCTTCATTGCCCACCGCATCCGCCACGTGGGCCCCGAGGGCTGGGACAGCTTCTACAACACCCAGTACACGGTCGTCTACAACGGCGCTGCGGTGCTCGCGCCGCAGGGCTGGGCCAGCTCGCACCTCGGCGTCCCGACTCAGGTCCTCAACCTCAACCGCACGGTGCTCCAGCACTCCGGTTGGGAAGGCCCGCTGTTCGGTGCCCCGTTCGTAGCGTTCGCTGTTCGTACTGTATACCCCGGACTGTTCTACGACGTCCCTTCCGGATTCCCCGAGGTCCGGCACAACCCGTACCCCATTACGCCGGCGGGCATCGACTCGTACCGTACTGGTGGTCATGCCGTCGCGGAACACTTCAACGTAGTGTCCGCCAAGCCCGCCAATGTGCATCCGAACCCATTGGTCGGCGAGCCTATTGTCGAAAACCGGAACAAGACGCTGTCGGTGTTCCCCAGTGACCAGTCGCTCTATGGGTTGGCGAAGGTCTTCAACTACAACACGCATCTGACAGTCACCGCAGGCGATCTGTCGTCGTGGGGCGCACACTTCGTTGGGTACCGTACGCGGAATGTGGTGGTCGTTACCATCTCCGCCCCCGTATTCTCGGTCACGCATCAGGTTCGCAATGTGCTGCCGGACCCACCGGCACGCCAGCTTGTCGAGCCTAACGGGATCTATATCGGGCTTGAGGCTCGCCCCGGTATCGTCCCGTCCCCCACGTTCAACTACATGCAAGTCAGTCCCCCGGGGATTCCTCCGGGTATGCTCGGCACAGCCGCCCTGACTGAGAACAGCATTAGGCCCGGGTCGATCATCGATCTGGCGCAGGTTGGTACGCCGATCTTCCTGTTCACCCAGTACTTGTATCCGGAAGCCGTTCCGTGGCCTCGTGCTGGGTACGAAGGTCCGGACGGGTCTATCGGTGAGTCGGACCTTTTCGCACATGCGGCGAAGCCCCGCGTTTCTCCGCACACGATCTATGCGCCGGCGGCCGATCAGGCCACTGCGCAGGCGATTGCCAATCACCCTCCGAACAACCCCCATGCGATCGATACGTATGTGTTCTCCGGTGGTAACCACTTCGGACGCCATGAGGTAAGCAACTACCACCGAGAGATCGGCCCAGTCCCTACTCACGGCGGGGCTCCTCACTCTTCGCGCTTCGGCACCCCCGAGCTGGTGCTTCGGCTCCGCTACGTGTACCCGTCCCCCATCCGCTCGTTGCGTACCGGCCTTCCGGTATTCCTCGGGGTTCCTCAGTTCATCACGTTCGAGTGGTACGGCGGGTGGCTGTCCGAGATCTTCGGCACTCACGCCGTAGCACACCCGCCGGTGCTCGACATGCCCAGCCCGGCCGGATTCGTCGCTACCACATGGGGTACTCACCGCGTTGAGCTTTTCAATCGTGAGGTTGCACCCAACGGAATCCCGCACAGGGGTAACCCGCAACAGGGGCTGACGAACCCGTGGGGCAACCCGCTTGTCGGGTACCCCCGTACGTACGTTCTCGGGGGCTTCATCGCCACTCTGTGGGGCACCCATCGGGTGGAGCATCGCATCCGGCAGGTGTACCCTGCCGGGTGGGACTCGTACGCCGATACCCTCTACGAGCTCTCCGGATGGAGTGATCGTATGCGCGTGCGCCGTACCAACCCGCCCGGAGGCGTACCCGGTATCCCCCCTGCCACCGAGTTCGGCATCCACCTGATTTCCTTCTCCATCCGGACTATTTTCGGCCGGGGGATCTCGGGCTACAATAGTGGGGGCCACATTGTCAAGACGGCGTCGACCATCCTTCCGGCGGGTTGGGACAGCTTGGAGGTTGGCGACATCGATCGGTGGGAGGCGGGCAAGATCAAGCCGCACGGGGACGACCTGAGCATCATGGGTACCCCGCGCATGCTGAGCCCCCTGCGTCCCTCCGGCCCGTCGGACGGTGTGGTTGGTGCTCCGCGCGTCGGGGTTCCGCTGTACCCGTTGGGCATCCCCGAGATCGGCTTCGCCGGCCCGAGTGTGTCCAACCCGTTTGGCTGTACCAACCGAGTCGTGACCCCGTTGCCTATCCTGTCGCAGCAGAATGTCCCTCAACCGGCGGTGACCTGATGAGCCAGACCAAGCCGTACCCGCTGCCGATCGCCGGCGTCGACACCCTCTCCAGCGAGACCGCTCTTGTGAAAGGAGCCGTGCGCTCCGCCGTCAATGTCGACATCGGCCGGGCCGGTCGCTTTAAGCGGCGAGCCGGTTACACCCGGCGCGTCGCGCATCCGGGTATGCACAGCCTGTTCTACGCCGCGCAGAAGGGCTGGACCCTCGTCGCTCAGGACGCAGGGCTGTTCCGGCTCGATACCGACACCTACGCCATGACCCCACTGGCGACCCTGAACTCGCCAGACAAACTCGAGTACACTGAGTACAACGGCAACCTCTACTTCACCAACAAGACCACCCTCGGTTGGGTGCCGAGTGACAGCACCGAGGCGCGCCCCGTCGGCGTGCCGGTACCCACCACCCCGACGCTGTCGGCCGCCCCCGGTGGCCTGACCCCCGGCAAGTACGGCGTGGCGATTACCTTCGTGGACGACCGGGGCGAGGAGGGAGGTGCCACCGAGCTGCAGGTCATTGACCTCCCCGAAGGCGGCGGCATCCGGCTGGCCAACCTCCCGCAGAAATTGGGGTGGACGATCTTCGTGTACATCACGTCCGCCGATGGCGACGTGCTGCGCTGGGCCGCCGAGTTCCCCGCCGTGTTCCCATCCTACGTGGTGGCCGAGATTGCGCAGGGCGGCGTGCTGGACACCCGCTTCCTCGTGCCGCTGCCGCCCGGCGACTTCGTGCGCTGGCACAACGGTCGCCTGTTCACCGCCAAGGATGGTGCGCTGCGTTTCTCCGAGGCGCTGCGCCCGCACCTGCACAACCCGGCGCATGGAGTCATCCCCTTCAGTGGGCACATCGCCTTCGTGGAGTCCGTGGGCGACGGGCTGTACGTGGGCGACAGCCGTGGTGTCTGGTTCCTGTCCGGCACCGACCCCACGAAGTTCGAGCAGCGGCGCGTCTCCACCTGCCGTGCAGTGGCGCGCTCCAGCATAATGGTTCCCCCGGAGCACTTCCCTCCCAAGCAGGTGCCAGCCGAAGCCCCCGTGGCTGTCTGGCTGAGCACGTCTGGGTACGTGGTCGGGATGCCGGGTGGTACGACGGTCGAGCTTCAGCCCGACCGTCTGAAGGTTCCCAGCGGGTTGACCGGGCGGTCGGCCTTCCTGCTGCGTGAAGGTCGTAAACAAGTCGTAACCCCTGTAAACTCTACGTCCACGGCGACCTTTGGAACCGCTGTCGACTCTGTCATCTCGTGAAGGAGAAATCTCATGCTTGATCGCGATCTGCAGAAGCACGCCGGTGAGTTCGGCCGCTACTTGCGCAATAACCAGTACGAGGTCGACGACACCGGCGCTGTCCATTTCACCCGTGCCGCTGCCGTCGCGCAGGGCGGGTACCTCCACGACGTCAACGGCCTCGACGAGCGGTTCGACAAGAACCTGCTGCCTGACGAAGGCCTGATCTACCTGCTGACGGTGGGCCTCGTCAACGGCACCAAGCTACCCACGTGGTACCTGTCGCTGTACGCGGCGAACTATACCCCGCTGGCTGGCCTGACCGCTGCGAGCTACCCGGCGACGGCGGCCGAGATCACGTCCAACACCGAGGGCTACGTCGAGTCGACCCGCCCGGTCTGGACCCCGACTGCCCCGACCACGCCGCTGGTCGACAACCTCGCAAACAAGGCCTCTTTCACGATCGCCACGGCCTCGAGCCTGACGGTCAACGGCGCGGCACTGCTCAGCGAGGCGACCAAGGGTGCGGTCACCGGCAAGCTGATCTCGGCGACCAAGTTCAGTGCCGCACGGACGCTGTACGACACGGACGTGTTCAACCTTGCGTACCGTGTCCAGCTGACCTCGACCTAACCCACCATGGCCGTCTACGATGGGGTCCCATCGATTCGGCTCGAGGGCGATAGAGGACGCGCCTTGGCACTCATTCCGGAGGCCAAGGCGCTCCTCTATAAGGTCCAGACCTTCCTCCAACGAGCCGAGATCGAGACGTTCTCGATGAGTCGTCGTGTAGACGATGACTCGTACATCTACGTCTTGTCGTCCGGCGGCCAGAACTTGCTGCATATCTCTGTCGCACCGGCAGCAGTCGACAGTGAATACCCCACTCCGGACATCCCGGAGGGTGAATCTACCCTCACTATGCTGTCCGGGATGGTCGTGCGCGGTTTCCAAGAAGAGGTTCCAGTAGCCGAAGGGGACACGCCGTACCTTCAGCTCGGTACCTTCTACCCCACGACCAACTGCCAGCGCGTGAATGGTCTCCCCCCGGGAGGGCAGCCGTCGAGGCGGCTCACCGTGTCTCCCCATTCCTCCATGGAGGAGCTGAACAATCCGATGGAGCCCCCGGTGTACTCGCAGTACACCAAGCTGCGCCCCACCATGTACTCCGGTGGTATGCAGAAGGTCGTTCAAGCGGTGATGGGGCTCGGCCGTTTGCCACCCGGGGTTCTTCGCGCAATGAAAAACTCCGGCGTTAGCGCCAGTTACATCGACTCACTTCGCAATTACGGTGCGCAGGTCCAGTACGACTATAAGCACCAGCGTACCCACGGCGTGACCCTGTCGTCGGATGGTACGCCGTGGCTTGTCGAGATCAGCATCACGCGGGGCGTTCTTGCAATGCCCCTTCCGCTGTATCCCGGCAGTGATTCCCCTGAGTTCATCGAGGCCTTCCGGGCTCGGGGCGACGAGGACATCGCCACGATTGCAGAATTGCTTGGAGGAATCCCCACCGGAGAATCGTTCCCGCGCGACTCCCAGACGTTGAACGCACGCCTCGAACGTGGAGACATCCTCCGACTGCTCCCTCCAACAGAGCTGGCTGAGTTCTATAGCGCGAGTCCTTACAGCTCCTGCCTTGGTTGGGCGTTCTCTCCTGACGGTAGGGAGGCCCACAACACTGGGTACTACTACCACGAGGACGGGTATCAGCGTGGCGTGTGGTGGCAGATCAATATCCAGATCGGTGCCTTGAATCCCGATTGGGTGCCCGGCGAGGGCCCAATTGCTGCGGCTACGGCCGCGGCAATCAAGATGGGTGAAGGGTTTCTGTACTCCGAGCGCAATGTTCCGCCGACCAACCCGCGAGCGTATCTGCCGTTCAAGGTTCATCAGCCCAATTTCGGGTTGATGAGCCATTCGGCACAGCCTATCGGACCCCTACCGCCTCCTCTGTGCGACACTGTCGTGCATGTGTGCTTCATCAACGGGGACTTCCACGCGGTGAAGTTCTACCGCAATCCCAAGGAGGACAACTACGACGAGGTCGAGGACGACCGCTATCCCGGCGAGTGCCTGTACAACGGCCAGTGGCAGGTGACTGAGCGCCGAGGCAATCGGAGCTTCCCGCCGATGATGTACTCCAATCGGGAAGATCCGCGCCGCGTGCAGCACGAATATCTGAGCACGACGAAAATCGTCTCCACAGACCTCGGTTTCGGCCCCCCGCAGTATGGAGACCTCGTGCTGTACCCGCAGTATGCGTTTGTGTTCCGCAATCGGTACTTCAAGTACGTTTCGGAAACCACTACGCAGCAAGGCGAGCATATTGTGTGCGCGGTTTCCACGCCTGAGTTTGTGCGTGAGGGGTACTACATGGCGTATGGGGAGTACATGGCCTCCGAAAGTACGTCGCGCGTTGTGCGTTACGACTCCCTCATGGACCCAAACCAAGGGTATTCGTGGCGCTGCCTCTCCGGTTTCGGAGGGGGCGGCCTCCCCGGTGTCCCGGATCTGAACCCTCTTATCTGCGGCGGGAACTGCAGCCCATTCCCCTCCGGCCCTCACGTGCATCCCGATCGTCGCATTGTGTATACGTTCTACAACGGCGGTGGGTGCGCCGATATGGCTGACGGTGGTCCGTGGCTTGATATGTGCATGAGCGTCGAAGGATTCGGTCCTCCGCCGTCTTACCCGCCGGCCGTCGTCACAAACACCCCGCCGACGCCGAAGTCCTCTGGCTGGCTCAAGCTATTCATGACAGGAGTTGGCGGGAGCAAGACGATGCCGTTTTCGTACGAACGCGCGTGGGAGTGGTGGCGGCCGTCACCGGATCCGGAGTCTGGTGAGGTACACAAGATCAGTGCGTATTACAACGCTATTGGGTCCGACGCCATCTGTTACATGACAGACTACCTGACCTACGGCACGCGGCGTACCGAAGGGTTCTTCATCTCTGCGGTTACGCCAAGTGATCCGATTCCCTGTTTCATCGGAGTCTACAAACCATGAGTGAATCTTGCGAGATCGTCGAGGAGCTGGTCGTAGCCACTTCGTCCTGTCCGGCGACGGACGTCATCATGGTCCAGTCGTCGGTGGGCAACGGCACCTCCAACACTTTGCCCGGCATCACTCAACCGACCACCACGGAGTCGGGTAACGCCACGTCGCAGGTGTCGATCGACGCCTACGCGATGATGATCAACATGGCCGAAGCGCACAGCACCGTGTCCCCGTCGCTCGTGGTCACGGGCCTGATCAGTGCCGCTGCGCAGGGCAAGAGCAGCCTGCTTGCCGCGTTCGACGAGATGGCCGAGGCGGTGGCCAACGCCGAGGACGAGATCGCGGCGTGCACGCGGCTGTTCCGGGCCGGCGGAGTCGACGGGTTCGTGCTCTACGGCATCGACCGCGGTGACCGGCGCCCGCCCGCGCTCCTGCGCCTCGGGGCGCCGTTCGCGGCGTTCGGCCGCAGCGACTACGACTCCGACCACCCCTGGGTCGACGTGGAC